CGATTATACTGATTTAGTGTATCAACGTCTATGGTATAGTTTGGCAGTTGTATATTCTTAACCAATAGGCTTACTCTAGCCTGGTCGTCTACACTAAAAGCACTTCTTAATCCTGGCAACTCCGTGACATTTAAGTTAAAATACACATGAAATAAAAACTTCTGTCGCGGATGCAGGTCCATACCAGCTGACCTAAAGGTCTTACTAGCATGTCTATAGTCTTTTAGATAGTCACTTCCCAGGAATCCTTTAAGGACCTGGTCAAAGAAGCCTGCCATCTATATTAACCTGTAATTACGTCGCCTAGTGTTCTACCAACTGATGTGCCTAAACCTGCACCTAGTGGTGTTTGAACAGCATTATCAAATCTAATTGTTAATGATACTGTTGCTGGTGCACTATCAGCGTATGTTAAATCATTGTAATTAACTGTTGTTAGGTAGCAACCATAAAGTTCCCATGTCTCTAACACGTTTGGTTCATTAGCACCGTTACCGCCGTCTAATACTTCGCAACGTGTGATAAATTTATAGTCAATACCTGATGAAGCTGATGATTGCTCCATAAAGTCTAATTGTTTCTGTAATTGCTCACCAACTAGTTTAGCAACTTGACCTGAAGCATCGTCACGTAATTCAACTGTAACGTCGTCCCAAGTGTGTTTACCTGCTAATCTCATACGTGAGTTGTATAAGTCAATAGTCATATCATCAAATGATACGCTAGGTCTAGTAAATGTCATTACTTGTTTTGTTAGTTCTGTTCTTGGTGTAGAAACGCCAAGATTCTCAAATACCGTTCTAAAACGATATTTTAATTTAGGCATTAACAAGCCTTGGCTAGTCGCTGATTGATCAGACGCTAAAGGCACTGTCATTTTGCTTAATGATGAAACAGCCATGTGTATTCTCCTTTAATCTTATGTATCGTATTTATCGACCTAGACTCACAAAAAATGGCACCGAAGTGCCATTATCTGCGTATATTATTATATACTATAAATTACCTGCTTCAATGTCGCCTGTGTTTTTAATTCTTAATGGAATGTAAATGTATTCCACAGATTTTGTAGGCTCAATTGCGATATCAACGTATAATTCGTTTCTATCAATACGCTCTGGTGTGTTGTTTGTGTCGTCACATACAACTAGATAATCGTAAATACCACGTTTAGCAGTGATGTCGTTTAATAACTGTTCACATGCTTGTTTAACTTCGTTACGTATAGTAGTATCATTCGGTTCAAAGATATAAGCTCTGCCTAATGCTTCTAATCTATCACGTAAGTAAGCAACTAGTCTTGCTACGTTTACTCTATCAAGTGCTGATGGTAATGAAGCAAGTGTTTTGTTACCGTAGTTTACAATACCTGTTCCAGGTATGAATGTAATTGGGTTAACTTGGTTTTCATATAATGTATCACGTAGTGATTCTCTAACATTAATTTGTTGGAATTCACCAGTTGAATCAATGTAACCTAGTGCTGACGCATTGTCAACTGTTCCACGTAAACCACCTGCTGGTGCTAACCATGGATAACCAATTTCATCTGCTCTAACTAATGTTCTTAATATCATATGTGATGGTGGAACAACCACTGTGTTGCCTGACAAGTCATTTGTTCTACCACTTGGATAGAATGTTGCCGCATATGGATCAGCAGTAGTTAAACCGTCTTCGCCATCTACACCAGCACCTGAAGCATCTGATGTCCAATCAAGGATGTCTGAGCTTGAATCTGCTAATCTAAATGGTGTATCACCAACAACAAAACCTGTGTTGTTTCTGTCATTGTTTAATGCTACCATGTTAGATAATAGTTCTGGATAACCAGGTGCCGCTAGTAAGTTAAACTGTTTTTGTTCCTCACGAATTGATGTATTAGCATCAATACCTGCCTGCATTTGGCCAACGATAATTTTACGTTGTGCTTTTCTACCCATGTTAGGTGAACCATCTGCTTTATTACCTGATGCTGTTACCCACGCATCTTTCTGTGTCGGTAATGTATCATCTGGATAATCAGTTGCATTAAAGTAATCAACTTGGAACTGTTTAACGTTATAACCTGAACGTCTTGTGTTGAATAACAACATACCTTCTGGATATAATGAAGCGTCTGGTGCATCAATATCTACATAGTTGCTTGATAATAATGATTTAGTTGTTGGAACATCATCTGTAATTGGGTCTGTATTGTTGTTACCTGCCCAACGTGCATCAGCAAATAAGATACCGTCTTCTGTTGTTTGATCTGTGTTATCAATTAATACCCATTTATCAACGCCACTTACTGCTTCCCAACGATAAAGTTTAGGATAGTTTTCTAAGTCACTTGAGTCTAACCATAAGTCACCATATACTAGTGCTGTTGAGTCACTTTGTAGTGTTGGTGCACTTGCTGATACCATAACACCGTTTGGTGAAGTTGTTGATAAGTCAAAGCCACGTGCATCGTTTGATACATTTGTGTAACCTTTCCAAGCACCGCCATCTAAAATTAAAACATCAACATCTGTTGATGAATTATACCAGTATGTGCCTTCTGCTGGATCTTGGCTTGGTTCTGTTGCTGAAGCAGTGTATGATAAAGCAACATAGTTAGAAAGAACAACATCTGAGTCGTTGCCTGCTCTAACATTATCTAATGAGCTTGTGATACCTGCGTCTGCTACAGGAGTTCCTGATGTATCTTTAAGAATGATAACACCACCTTGTGTGTGTTTAATTTGAACAGCACCGTCTGATGTAACACTTGCTAGTGTATTAGCAACGTTAGCACCGTTGAAGTCACTTACAAAGTCAGCCGCTGTTGTGCCACTCATTATAACTGTAGTTGCCGCAGTTAACGCAGTTGAGTTTTTAGCACTTGCTTGAATTGTAAATGTTTCACTTGCTGTAAATGTTGGTGATGTATCTTCAGATGTTACTGTTGTAGCACCTGTTGTGTATCTTTTATAAACTTTATATGTTGCATTGTCTGCTTCTGTAGCATCATACATTACATATAGTGTATTTGCCGCAACATTTAAACCACCGCCAGCTGGGTCAATATTTTTAAGTGCTGTGTAGTCATTTTCATATAATGGAGCACTTACTGTTGACCATGTGTCTGCTGATGAGCTATATGTTTTAACAACAATTTCTGAACCTTGGTTAACTGCTGAAGTTTTAATCCATACAGAACCTGTTGGTCTTGGAGCACTGTCAGTTGTTTTCCAACGTGGATTATCATAGTGTGCAGATTGTTGTAATCTTGGATAGTAATATGTGCCTGCTGTAATACCTAAGTCAGTTAATAGACCTGAGCCGCCGTCTGCAATTACTACAGCACCTTCTAATGATGAACCGTCTGCTGAAACATCTGAGTCTGCATAAATTTCTAATTTGTTACTTACAACGTCTGCTGTAACACCAGCAATACTTGCTGAGTTAATAGCACTTGCCATTGCTGTAACTGTTGTGCCACTTAATGTAACTGTTGTGCCGTTAATAACAATACTTTCAGTTGATGTTAAAGTAGGACTTGCTACTGTGCCTTGAATAGTTGGATGGCTGTTGTGCCAGTCATCTGAACCAACTAATACCCAAGCATTATCTCTGTTTTTGTAGTAGACTGGATTATTGGCATTTGTTGCTACTACTGCATAGTCACCTACAGCACCAATTGATGTTTTTGGTATACCTGCTGTTAGGTCATCTGTTGATGTAATAACTGTTGGAGTTTTGTTAGTAAACACACCTGTAGATTTATTCCATTCATGAATACCCCAAGCAGTGTTTGCTGTGTCTAACCAAAAACTTCCGTTGTCCATGTCACCTGTTGGACGTGTTAGGCTTGCTGATAATTGTGCAAGATCTACGTCAACACGTTGAACATAAGCTCTGTTAGAAATACCTAATACTGAGTAGGCCGCTAATAAACCATATTCGTTTAATTCGTGTCCATTAATTGGTGTGCCAGCACTTGTGTTATAGAAAGTTGGGTTACCATATAGTGTAACTAATTCTCTCTGGCTTGTTACCAAGTTAATTTTGTTAGCATTGGCCGCTGTTGTGCCTGATGCTGTCGCTGTTGATGTTCCACTTGTTTTATCCTGTGCTGTTGCAACTAGGATATATGGAACAGAATTCGTTGGTGCAGGAAGGTATTGACTTTGGTCAACTACGCTAACCTCCACTCCTGGGGAAACTAATGCCATAATTTTAATCCTCTTTAACTGTTACGAATATTTATTAAAATCTTCCTAAAACAGGCGTTTTACAAAGCCTTTATAAAGGTCTGTGCATATAAATACCCGTATGACTAGGCCTATTTGTGAAGCATGTAGACAGCACCACTGTGCTATTAACTATAAACGCAACGATAAAACGTATTATCGCAGTCGATGTTTGGCCTGCATTAACAGAAATCGTAAAATAAGATTACCTGAACCTAGATGGAGACTGTCAGGTTACGTTAAAAAGAAAACTTGTGATCTCTGTAATTTTAGAGCAAAGCATGGAAGTCAAATACATGTCTATCACATGGACGGAAATCTTAACAATAACGATTTGAGAAATTTGAGAAGTATTTGTTTAAATTGTTCTGCTGTTGTGCAGAGAGAAACAGCATGGAAGCCTGGAGATTTATCTCCTGATTAAACTTTCAACTTGTTTGTATAACTCGTCTAGTGTTCCGTTGTTATCAATAACAGCATTAAAGTCTGTGCCAATCCAATCATGCTCGCTTCTATGGATACCGCTTTCTTCTAGTTTCTTATTTGCCAGTCCACGTTTCAACGAGTCTCTGGCAGTGTTTGCAACAAAGGCAGTGTCATACCAAGCAGGTCTATCTCCCCTGATGACCTCTACACATACAGCACCGAGATCTTTCAGCATCTTAACTTCGTTCTTAAAACGAACGTCACTGATAACAATGTTATCATCTGTCTTACGCAGTTTGTTTTCCAAACTTGCCAACCACATGTCATCATGGAAATGTCTACGAATAACATCTGTGCCAACATGTTGTAAGATCCATCTAGGTGTTAGATGCGGCATGTTTAGTCTTTTCGCCCACCATTCATCTACTTGTTCTCTCCACTCTCTACTTGATTTTGAACGTCCTTCTAGCATATCACGGTCCCAGCCAAATATTTCACACATAGCATTTTTTAAGTTGCCTGCAAAACTTTCTCTCCTAAACTCGTGTAAGTTAACAAGATAGTCTGCTATTGTGTCTTTGCCTGATCCTATGAGTCCGCTGATTGCTATGATCATTTTAAATTTTTAACTCCTAGATGTTTGATACATGATTGTAACATAGTAATTTGTCTTTTACAATCGTCTAAGGCATGATGACTTGCAGATTTAACTTCGGGCATGTCTGGCCAAAGTGCATAAACAGTTCTGGCATCTCTAACATTCCAGAACTTCCAGGGTAAAGATAAACCGTGTTCCTTATAGGCATGTTCTAATATGTTCATATCAAACGTAGGACCGTTTGCCCATATTCTATTACTTTGCCATATTAGTTTACCTAGTTCTTCTAAGCACTCGTGCAGATCACGTCTGCCAATTTCTTCAAAAACTTCTTTTTGTGCTTCTGGAACCTGATGAGCCCACCATTCGATGGTGTTATCATCTACTTTCCTGTTTGTTTGGCTTTCAGGCGACACCCTAGCATAGAAATAGCGTTCAGGCCATCCTGTAGATAGCGGGTCAAAGACTTGGGCCGCTATGGTCATAATCATAGCGTCAGGGCCTGTAGCCAGTGTTTCGATGTCAATCATTAAGTCGATTTTCAATTCTCCATTAATCTTATAGTAATATTATACTACCAAATGGATTTTATGTCAACTATTTTCTTTTTGGTGATTTTGGAGATATCTTCTTTAGGAAAGGTGTTTTTGGTTTAGCACGTTTTGACGTTGCTACTTTCTTAGGTTTGAGAACTTTCTTAAGTGCATCTCTGCGTTTGAACTTGTTTAGAGCCTGCATTATACGACTTGCTACATTTATTTTTTTGGTTTTCTTTGCTCTACGTGCCTGAACTGCTTTGGTTCTAGCACGAGTCTTTTTCATTTGGGCTCGTTTGGCAACATCAACACTGGCTCCACACTGTGCCGGACTTGACACTAGTCTACCTGCACGACCGCCAGTTTCGCAACGCCATTTCATTTTAACTTTGGCTTTACCAGAAGCACCACCTTTGCCTACACGAGCAAAGACCATACCTTCTGTTATGATGTCACTTATTTTCATTAACCAATTACCCAGCTCAATGGTTGTGAATGATCCACAAACAATTCTAGATCTCTGATCAAACGATCCATTTCCGCCTGTGCTTCTGCTTTCAAGGCCGCACCGTTAAGTGGTGTTCCGCCCTGTGGACCTGCAATAGTAGCAAACTTCTCACGTGCTTCACCAATGATCATTTTTGCGCCTGCATAGGTGTAGTCTCTTAACCATTGTGATATTGGTGGATCTTGTAGCAACACTGTTTCTGGTTTATAGTTGTAGTGCCATAATAGGACCTGTTCTCCTGAACCCTTTGGATCACGCACCAATGTCAGCTTCTTGCTCACTGGTTCAAAATGGAAGTTCATAAAGCCACCAAACATACGCATAGCCTGTTCCACATACTGTGTATATAGATCAAAAGTCGCCAAACCGCCGGCATATGAATAGTTTAACAAGTAAACGTTTAGGGTTGCTGATGAGAACGGATCAAAACTTGATGAATACGGACCAGTGGCATCGCCCATTGTTCTACGGAAGATCTGTCTAACTGACTGCACTTCCTGTGGAAGTATGTATTCGTTAGTGTTCTCCGTTAACTCCAACAATGAATACGACTCTTCATAGGCGTTCTGTCCTCTGGTTCTATAGGTATTCAGAGCCTTTGAATAAGCGGTTTCATAGTGTTGTGGGTCTAGTTCTGTATCAACTATGCCTTCACCTAAACGGTTAGCAACATAATCAAATACGTCCTGTTTTAATGTAGTTAAATCTGCCATTGGTTATCTCCGTTAGCAGTATTTATCTATTAGGTTGCTTTGATAATAATAAGATTTTCGTTGAAGCGACCATTGACCGCTGTGGCTGTTGTTTTTAGTCCATCAAACAGTTTACGGCTATCTGGCTTGCCTGACATTCTTAGTTGTTTAATCGTTTCTTCTGGCTTACGTAAGGTCTTTTGAGCTGACTTGTTGGTGTCAAAGCCTAGGATACTTGTGCCTTTGACCATAAATGTTTTAGCATAATCGTCAGCAACGTAGTATTGTAGTTTACGATTTTTAACATTGTAGACCCAAAGCTCACTAGATTTAAGAATTTTTGTAGGTTCTACAGTTTCTAGTTTAAACTCAGGATAGTTTCTTAGGTGTTTCAATTTCCTAACAATCTTCTCTGGTGGCTGTGGTTTTTTCTTTCTAACACCGACTTTGGCCTTCTTACTCTGATGATATGCGTCTAATTCGCTTATAATCGCCGCACAGTAAGCGATCATATTCTTTTGCTGAGTCTTGGTCCAACAACTGTATGCCTCGCTTAAATCAGCGTCTACGCCACTGTGTGCCTCTTTTATCTCATCTTGTCTATGTTGCCATTGGTCTTTTAGTATGGAAACGTGTTGAGCAAGTATGTTATAGTTGGCTAAAATGTTTTGTATGCCTTCTGGTTTTTGGCTTGCTTTAATATCACCTTCAACGTATTCGTCCCAGACAGCATCTATGTCAGCACCTGCTTCGTGTGCCTTGGCTATCATAATTTCCTGTATGTTAGGACGTTTGGGTTTATCCTTGGCCTGTTCTTCATCTTCAGATGCTGAACGCTGATGATTTAAAACGGCCTCCTGACAACGTTTTACAATAAAGTCTGCTTCGTGTTCAGTTAGTTTTAAACCAATCTGAGACATTCTAGAATACCATCCACAGGTAATTGGAGTCCAAGCGTCTTTAATTTTTACAAAGTCTCGAGCCAGTGATTTTTGTTTGTTTAGTTCAAGCCATTCTGCTATCCACTTCTTGGCAACCTTTTTATCCTGGGTGTAGTTATACCAGTTACATCTACGGGCAAGTTCACGTTGACGTAGTTCTGCCGAGGGCTGTCCGTCAAACTGTGGCTCTTCGCCGTAGGCTTTTCTATCTTCTACTGATACCTTTGCTGGTTTTATGCTCAAAGTAATTGTCCCATCATAATCATTTTTTGATAATCTGCTATCATTTCATTACACTTGGCCTGTAACTCTATAAAAAGTTTTGTTGGCTTGTGCTGTCTTCTGCAGTCTATTTCCGCTTTACTTAACTCAGAAATCATCTGACAGATATTTTTGTTTATCTTCTCTAGGTCTTTTCTAACGTGAAAAGGCAGGTTTTTTATAGAATTCGTTAGTTCTTGTTCTATCTTTGGCCAGTCCTGTGCAGTGTCAATTTGTAGCATACACATTATTTTATCACTTTCCTATTTTTAGGTCAACCAAAACTGTAGATAAATAGTTAGATAACGGACAAATAAGATGCCAAGACTCTCATTATACAGACAGAATAAGACTAACGACTACAAGTTTTTAGACAATACCATACGTGAAATGTATACCGCAGGTGGTGTGGACATATATGTTCACAAGTATCTGGGAACAAAAACAGTAGGCGATAGCTCTGTGAGAGACACAGGTGATGTAACTCGTCCAACCTATGACGAGTCAGATCCATTACAGATTGAAGATTTATTGTTCCTTGAAAACAGGGACAGAGAATATGACGATGACGTTTACGTTATGCGTGGTGTTTACAATGTCCAAGATATTGATTTTGATCTTAGCCAGTTTGGCCTATTCCTAAACGGTGACACACTGTTTATCACTTTCCACTACAACGATATGATTGATTTCCTAGGTCGTAAGTTAATGGCTGGTGATGTCTTAGAAATGCCAAACTTAAAGGACTATCATCCACTCAGTGATGCGGCTCCCAAGGCACTGCCCAAATACTATGTGATCCAGGATGCGGCCTATGCCTCAGAAGGCTTTTCACCAACTTGGTATCCACACTTATGGCGTGTCAAAGCAACACCAATGGCGGCCACACAAGAGTTTGATGATATCCTCAACAAACCAATGGATCCAGACAATCCAGATGCAGGAACACTAGAAGATTTCTTATCAACCAAGAACAAGAACCAAGAGATCAATGATGCTATTGTCCAACAGGCAGAGATTGAAGTTCCACGCAGTGGCTATGACAACACGGCATTTTATGTCACAGCAACAGTAAATGACGAACCAGTTAATCCAAATGACGTAGCCGTAGGTGATTCGTCAACTAAAGATGGAACAACACCTAAGGTAGATGGATACTTGGTTGGCTACATGACTGGCAATAACTTGCCACCAAATGGCTTACCAGTTACACCAGGTGTGAGCTTTCCAGCTAATCCAGGCACTGGTGACTATGCTTTACGTTTAGACTACTTCCCTAACAGACTATTCCGTTATGACGGACAGCGTTGGGTCAAGGTAGAAGACGGTGTGAGAACAGAACTAACACCAGGCGATACAGATAACAAGACATTGAAAGAATCATTCCAGAGCAATCGAGCAACGGTCCAGACAACAGATAGAGGTAATATACCAAGTAGCCAATCATTGAGCGACTTGCTAAGACCCACAAAGGATAATTAATGGCAACCACAGTCCCATTTTTCTATGACGATCAGATAAGAAGATTCCTTATACAGTTCACAAGGATGTTTTCTAACTATCAAGTTGAGTATGGCAGAGATGCGTCAGGTGCACCTACTCTAGTGCGTGTTCCTATTAGATACGGAGATGCATCGAGACAGGCGGCAACCATCATAGCAGATAACTCAAGAAACAAGATGCCTAATGCACCAATGATGAGCTTCCATATCACAGCATTAGACTATGCTCGTGATCGTGTGCAGGAACCTTACTTTGTTGACAAGAAGTCTCTAAAACAGAGAACCTGGGACGAGGATACACAGACATATGAGCAAACACAGGGCAACGCATTCACGGTAGAACGTCTAATGCCTGTTCCTTACAATATGACTATACAGTTAGACGTTTGGGCTTCAAACACTCAAATGAAACTACAGATCTTAGAACAAATACTTCCCTTGTTCAATCCATCAATGGAGATACAGGCAACAGACAACTACATTGATTGGACATCATTGAGTGTTGTGGAACTAACAGGTGTTAACTGGTCATCAAGGACCATTCCTGTTGGCACTGACGATAACATTGACGTTGCTACGCTAACATTCAGCATACCATTCTGGTTAACAATGCCTGCTAAGGTTAAGAAACTTGGTGTTGTGCATAAGATCATTGCTTCAATATATGACACAGACGGTAATGCCGCGGATGCTATCGTGGATGATGATATATTAATGGGCACCAGACAAAAGATCACACCTTTTGGTTATCAAGTATTGTTGATAGGTAACCAACTACAGTTACTTGAACACGAACAAGTTGACTCTGCGGACGGAACCTTAGATAAGAGTGAGTTAATTGATACATCAAACCCGTTGGTATGGTCAGGATACATAGATACCTATGGTGAACTTAGAGATGGCATCAGCCAAATCAGATTATCAAGCCCTCACGTGGATACAGAGATAGTCGGCACCGTTGCCAAACACCCAACAGATGATAGAATACTGTTGTTTAGCGTTGACGCAGATACAATACCAAGCAACACATTATCACCGGTCAATGCGGTCATTGATCCACTAGCAAGTGGTCCCGGGGAAGGCTTACCGACAGCGGCCAGAGGACAAAGATACTTGTTGACAGATGCCATAGGTGATGCTGACAATACAACACCGGCATCAGCCTGGGGTAACTTAGTAGCAGAAGAAAATGATATCATCGAATATGATGGTGGTGTTTGGAATGTGG